CCAGCAAGAGATTGTTGCCACACATTGTATTGAGGACCACCAATAAAGAGGAGACCACCAATCACAAAGACACCACCAATAAAAAGAATAGCAACAGGGTCAAAATATCCGTTTTGTTGTTTCATTTGTCATTCTCCAGAGTAGATTTAAGAAGTTCATTCATAGTGCGACGGGCACGATAGTTTTGGATAATGTCCATCACACAATATCCAAAAGCAAATCCTGCCATAATAGTAGTAATCATTTAGAAGAACCTCCAGAGTTCTTAAAGATCAGGTTTGCCAAAATAATGATAGCAAGGTTCTGCCAGAAGGTCAAAGATACATTGAACCACGACAGAATAAGACCAAGCAACCATGCCTCAAATAGGATGCTTGCTGTTACAATAACAACAGCACCAGCAATAACACCAATAGCAGTTGGAATGTCGATAGTAGTTTTCATAGATCAAACAGCGAGAGCAGCAGAGGGGATTTCAACAACTTCGGGGAGTTTGCTGTCAACAAACTGGTGCATATTATAACATACCCACTTAGGTTCACTATAAAGATCGGTGTAGAGATAATGATACTCTTCTGCACCATCGGGAAGAAGATACTCACACAGGTCAGCATCAAGACGAGGAGGAAGATCCTCACCACGTTGAGAATAATACTGAGGACCATATTCTTGTGCTTTGGTCTCACTATTCCAGCGGTCTTCAGTCCAGCAAGAACTCATATCACCACCATCAATCAGTTCAGCAACTTTTTGACGGGTGTTGTAATGAGTATTCAGAATACGACCCAACCATTCAGGATAACCGTCCCAGTGATGATACACAGAAAGGATAGAACCGTTCTTCAGTTGAATACCAATGCGTGCGCGGGTTGCCATGAGTTGTTTTTGATTACCTTGTTATTATAGGGTGTGGAGCAAGCGATTGGGAAAGTAATGTGCCACTTCTTGATCTGGCACATTCAATTCATCAAACAAATACTCTACATATAGTGTTTCTTCTTGCTCTCGTGCCTCTACTTCGTGTGCCTGATGCCAATAATCCACATCTTCCATACATTCTTTACCATAATACATCTTTCCACGCTTTTGTCTTAGCGAACCAATCACCCACTGTTTCATGTGAGTCAGTTCATGTAGAAGAGTTTTTATATACAACTCATCATCCATGTAGGTATTCAGTTCAATCAGAAAGTGACGCGGGCGATAAGTGTCACCTACAACATCACAATACCCATAAACATTTTCACGTCGCAAACCACGATGCACAATATCCACTGTGATCTTGTGACGGGGAAAGAACTTATTCAGAAACCAAGAGGTAACATCCTCACAGACCCGCTTGCGATAACCGTATCCAGAATGCGAAATGTAAGACATTGACCCCAATGCAGAAACCAGATGAAAGAAGAAATAAAGATAAGTTTATCAGTCGTCGTCATCATTATTAGCATGAAGACAATAGTTAAAGATAAGAGCAAGAGTTGCTAACCCCAACCACCAAAGAAAGAAAGTCATATTTCTGCTAGTGCTGATCCAAGTGCAATCTGCAGTTGTCTTTCAAGTGTGGAATCATCAATACCATGACGTACAGCAAGTTGGGAAGACATAGAAGGATTCATACTCCACATCAAGTCAATCAAATACCTGATCTGACAGGTATCAAGTTCAACCATTGTTACTACGTTCATCAGTTTTCAGGGTAAAGTTTCCAACCATCAGGGTAAATCCCCATTTCTTCACAACGCACTTCATAAGCAATACGTTGCAATAGACGCAGATCCATAGATTCAACTGCTTTCAGAATAGAACGGCGAATCTGTTTATCTTGAATAGTGTCAGTAATCATTTGATGTCACCTTCAGCGATCAGACCCATGATTTCACGCGCCGTAGCAGCAAAATCGATGTGATCTTCCAGTCCTTCATCAGAATAAACTTTGAAAAGATCAGATTCTTTGTAGGTATCAAGAATCAGAGCACAAGCATCATACACTGCAGCAATGTGATGTGCCCTGGAAGAAAAGGAGAGTGCCATCAGGTATTCCCTTGATTACCTTTGTATAATACCAAGTTTTCCCGTACCGTGGGAAAACACTGTGCCACTTTTCAAACTGGCACAATAAACTCAGTTTGTCTCAGAAGTTCATCTGGTAAAGTTTCACTCCAAATGTAGTCTGCACTCGTGTCATCAAGAACAGGATCAAACATCTGATTTACTTCTACAAGTTGTAGCAAAGTTGGAGTATGAGTTGCTCTGGCATCAGGAACATCTGGAAAGAGGTAGTTAGAAAACCCTATCGTTTTTCCTGTTCCTAAAAATCTTCCAATCTCTCGTGTTTGAACTCTTGATGCCAAGTCTTTGACAGTTTCTTTAAATCTCATTCTTCCACCAATCACCCAATAAACATCTTTCACTGGTTCTTGAGTTCTTTTGATAAGCAGATACTTATTATCACATTTAATCAAAAAGTCCACACAAAAGACTGGCATTACCTTCAGTATGTTTTGATATTCAGATTCTGGAATAAACATATCACTCAAAAAGATTATTTTGAACTGTACGATAAAGCAAAACTTCAGTGGCAGGTTTTGCCACAAATCCTGTATCAGTTTTCTTACGTCGTCCTGCAGTATAAGTTACAGGGAATCTAGCAATATTGAGACTCATCTTATGATCATCAAACCAACCATCTCCACTATCACGATTACATAGAAATACATTCCTACGCAGATCAGAAATTGCAATCAGGTGCAGAAGATCCTCATCACTGAATCCATTGCCATAATCTGCAAAACTATCACGATATGGAGGATCAAAAAAGTGGAAAGTAGATTTTACATCCTGAACTGCATTATTGTAATCGCCAGAAAGAATCTCTGTTTTTTGTAGAACAAGATGCCACCAATCTAGCACATCCCGATCATATACAGTATCCTTTTGATTTAATAATCCAGATGGAGTTCCATAACGTCCATTGGTATTTTTATTCAACTGATAGATACCGTTAAAACCAGTCTTCATCAAGAAGTATAGAGTTGCTGCTTCTACTGGTTTTGACCACTGTTCATAATCATATGCATGTTCATGTCGCACTTCAAAGTAGAATGCTTTACGACCTGCTTTGTCCAAAGGAATATACTTTTCCTCAAGATTATTCAGTCTATCTTTGAAAACTTCATAATCATATGCAATCGAACGATAGATGTTCATAACATCATCATTGATGTCATTGATTACCAATCGTGATGGGTTATAAGTTTTTACAACATGGATAAACATTGCTCCACCACCAAAGAATGGTTCGCAATAACTATTAACCTCTGTGGGCATCAGAGGCAGATAGTGCTTCAACATTTTATTTTTACCACCTGCCCAAATGAATAAAGGTTTCATAGGTAAAATCCACTCATGATACTATAGCACATATTAACTGAAACCACAAGAGACGCTGCTGAGAGCGTCTCTAAGGTGGTTCAAATATAGTTTAGGTTAGGATACCTTAGCGAGCGTACAAATAACCACCACTCCAGTCTACATTCTCAAGCAACCATTCACGATCTTTGATCAGTCGCAGATCATAACGAACACCTTTCGCTGGTGCTTTCCAACTGGCAGATTTATAGACTTCACCAGTCTTTTTATCCACAAAAGCATGAACAGAGCGGGAACCACCACCATCAACCATGATGAGTTTGTGATACTTCTTGCCAGATTCAATTTGATAATCAATCGGGCAACGACCACTAGAAAGATCAGTAATACATGCCTGATGATAGTGAGCATTTTCGCCACGATCAACATAACGTTTGTGGCCACGAATAGCTTGATCAATATAATTCTGACGAAGAGCATCAGTCAGCATCCAGCACCACTTAACAACATTCAGTTGAATAGTGTTGCGGGCATCTTGCTCAGCACAGAAGTCAGCAAAAGCGGTTCCCATGGGGGATCTCTCGATTACCTTAGTAGTATGGCATAAAAAAAGAGGGGTCGCAACCCCCCTTGTGTCAGTTTTTAAAGTGGCACATTTATCCATACAAAGATTTTACTAAATCTGAATAAAAATCAGCAGTATAAACCTTACTTCCGATATGGTTGCAAGTGTGTTTAGTATATGCATATATTTTATAACCTAATCCCTGTATAGTCTCACAAAGATTATAATCCTCACCAATGAACTTATTACCTTTTTTACCATACTTGCATATTTCTTTGATAGATTTTTCTCTGAAAACTACTTCTTCACTTTCATTCCAAAGATCATGTAGAACTTTTTTGCTAAGTTTTAAAAAACCAGTTCCGATTAAATCAACTTCAATATAATCACCCAAAGATTGTCCTGAAGTAACGACTATATCATATTCAGAAGATTTATCAGTTTTTTTAGGATAAGGAATACCTACAACATCATATTTTGAGTTTATTATTTCCATTATGTGTTGAGGATTCCAAGAAATATCTGCATCAATGAAAATAAACTCATCACATGAACTTTTGTACGCTATATTTAAAAGTTCATTTCTTGCTAACGGCAAGATAGATTCATTTGATAGAAAAAGAGCAGTTAAATCAACTCCACTTAAAGTACATATTTTTGTAGATTCGGCTAAAGCATGGGTATAATAAGCAGAAACCTGCCCATAGAGAGCAGGTGTTCCAATAATAACTTTTTTCATCTAGTTAGAAATTATCAATGATATAATCATACATCATTAATCAAGCATTTTCAAGAGATTCTACTCTTGCTGTGAGTTCTTGAATAGCTTTGATCATTGGAGCAATCAACTCTTCATAACCAATAGTCATGGTCTCATATCCACCATTTACAGTATGATCTTGATAACCACCAAAATCAACTCCCATTTGATCAATAACTGCTTTAACTTCCTGTGCGATTAATCCATGATGATATCTATTACGCTTTTTAGATCCATCCTTTGGATGATTAATAACTTCACCTGTATTAGTAACTTCATTGTAAAAATCTCTATAATCCCATTTCCAATCAACTGGTCTCAGTTGATTAATAAAGTCAAGTCCAAGAACTGTGTCACGAATATCTGCTTTATCTCTCTCATCAGAGCGTGTTTGAACAGCATTATAAGTATAAACTGTTTGCTGAGGACTATTCAGTTGTACCTGGAGATCTCCAGTGATTGCATTATACTGATGTCCAATATGAGTGCAGGTATTAAACCCTAATGTGTTAGCCGCATTAACTCCAATAGCAATGTTTTGTCTCCCTGATACTAATCCATATGCAAGTGCAGCATGTCCAATAGCAATATTTTCAGATCCAGTAACAAGTTCAGTTAGATTGAAATCACCTAAGCATATATTGAGAGTGCCATTTACACATTTCATCATATTGTTATTACCAATCAGGACATTCATATATCCACTTTGGAGTTCTCTTCCAGAAGATTGTCCAATGGCAATATTACCAAACTGCATTTTGTAATCAAAAGTATTGCTATATGGAGTAAATCCATATCCTACTGCTGGAATAGTGGTATAAGATCCAACTCTTCTTAGAGCATCAACACCGATTGCAATATTTTGACGGGCATTAATACATTCCCCAAGAGCGTTTTCACCAATGGCAATATTTGCATATCCAGAAATATTGGCACCCATTGTTGATCCAATGGTTACATTTTTACGAAGTTGTTGCATTGGAATAATAACTTCTCCACCAGGATCACCAGTGGTTCTAACCCCAACACCAATACCACTAAAAGTACCTATTCCTATTGCAAGACCCTCAACACTAATGTTTTGATCTGCAGTCAAGATGCCAGTTACTCTCAAACCTTGAGTTACAACTGTGCCACTAACGGTGACACTTGTTGCAGCAACACCTGCTGTAGAAACATTAACAGCGTTGACGATACTGTTTCCATTAAGATTAATATTATCCCCAGAAGGGACTTCTTCGATTCTATAGTTAGAAGAATCAACAACTAGAGGATAACGATCAGCCATTTTTTCCTGTGTCTTTGTTTTTAGTTATTTATAAGTTATTTATTATGTACTTGCAATACCTACAATCTGTGATTCAAGATTTGATACTTTATTTTTAAGAATTTCTATTTCTGAAATAGATTCTTTTAGTGCTGATGTTAATACTGCAATCATATTACCCTCCGCAATTCCATAAAATTTTTCTTCAGGAATGATTTCTTCATCATATGCATTAAGTATAGGTTTTCTAACATTTTCCTTCACAATGCTACCAACCCAAGATTTTCCAGATAAAGTTTCCTGAACTTCCTGAGCGATGAATCCAACTTGGTATCCTTTAGGAAAGTTATGCCCTTCTCTTTCAACAAAAGATCCATCTGTATTATACCCAACTACGTTAGTTTGTTCTTTCCATGTAAAACTTACTGGTCTTAGTTTTTTTATTATTTCTGTACAGTTTTCTAAATCAGAAACATTTTCTTTGTATCTTCCATCAGAAGTTGCAATAGTTGAACTTGTAGCAAATATTTGACTATTAACTTGCAGCAAATATGCACCATTATCAGATGTATATCCTATTAGTAGTTCTCCCGCACCATTAAATCTGGCCCGTTCTTTCAATTCTGTTGGTGTAGTGTTACTCGCATCGTTTGTTAGAAATTGTAAAACCCCAAGGCGGCCGCCTTGACCAGTATCTTGTTTAAATCCACATACAGCAGCATAAGTTACTCTATCTGCATTATTAGCAGCATAAGGAGCTCTAAATGATATTTGAGGTCTTGCATCGGCACCATTATTAGTTGACAGATCTGAAGTTAATGTTAATGCAGACAAAACATTAATAGCATAAAAATCTGAAGCATAAAAATCTGAGTTAAGTTGAGGATTTATTGTTTTTAACTCTAGATAACCATTTGAGTATATCCTAGCCCTTTCAGTATCTCCTGCTCCAGCGTGTACTACAACATCACCATTACTATTATAGATATGAAATCTTTCATTATTGGAACGAATATAAGTATCAGTATCATCTGCAACTAATAAAATATTATCTCTATCACCACCAGTAGAATAATATGGACCAACTCTTAAAACTGCATCAACACCATTCAAATGTAAAGTTTGTGTTGAACCTATTGCCAATCCAACTGGATTTGTGATTCCTATACCAACAGATCCAGAAATATAAGCACCACCAGTAACTTGAAGTGGTTGTGATGCAGTTCCATTAGCAAGTACTCCACCCCCGCCTCCGATTAATACATTACCATTAGAATCTATTTGCATTCTTACATTCGGAGGAAGTGTAGTAATGCCAAGAAGAGGCATTGTTGAAAATGAAAGACTTCCTCCTGTATTTGCTATTGCCCAAGGAAAAGCACTTGTAGAATCAAGTAATCCAATAGCATTATTTCTACCACCACCTATAACTAAACTTGCTCCATAGTTAGCTGATGACCATTGAGAACTTTCTGTAATATCAAGAGATCCTCTAAGAGTTGATGATGTACCTATACCAACCTGTCCATTGGAAAGTATCTGTAGTCTTTCTATATTACTAGTATAAAATCTTAATCTGGTGTTTTCTCTATTACGTATTTCAACATCATTTGATGCATCAAATCCAATCTGAACCCCATCAGATGAAGTATGACCTGTAGAGTTGTTTGTAATATAGATTGATGGTCCAGTAGCAGAATTATTTGAAATATGTAACTTTTCTACAGGTTTTGTAGTTCCTATGCCAATATTTTCGCTTATATAAGCACCACCAGTAACTTGAAGTCGTTGTGATACAGTTCCCGTTGAAGTTCCAGTGCCAATTAATACTGGACCATTTGTAAAATCAACCTCTGTTGTAAATGTAGAAACACCCGTTACATTTATTCTAGTGGAGTTTAAATCTGTAAAGGTAGAAACACCAGAGACCGACAAACCTCCACCCTCAGTGAGGGCATCAAAAACCGTACCTAATCCTGCAAGATTTGTTGCTCTGGTGATTGGCATTATTCTACCTGGATCTTATTTAATAATTTAGGTCACTCAGCAGTCTGTACTTCAACTTCTGGAGTTGCAATCTCTTCTTCTGCTTCAGGAAGAGTTACACCAGTTTGTTGAAGATACTCAACGATACCTTGAAGTTTGGTAAACAGTTCTCTCTTTGCTGTAATCTGACGTTGAAGTTCATCAAACTCTTTTACGAGTTGTTGTTGTTGCTCAAGAACTTGTTGAAGATGTGCTTGTTGTTCAGTCATTTTCCTATACTTATATTCAGGATTCAAGGGTATTTATGCACAAAAAAAGACCCTCTACGTAGAGGGTCTTCCGAATACTGATTGAATCACTTTGCTGCTTTTAGAGCATCAACTTCTGCTTTGAGTTCTTGGATTGCTTTAACAAGAACTGGAATCAGTTTGCCATAAGAAGCTTCTAACTTATCTGGATTTTCATCTGATACTAAACCTAACCATTCTGCTGAGTTATCAGCAACAACTGTTTGGAGATCTTGAGCAATAAATCCAGCATCTTGAGTACCATTTAAAATAGATTCATCTCTTCTATCCCAAGTAAATCTAACAGGAGACAATGAGTTAACAAAATCTAATCCAAGAGTAAGTTGTTCAACATCAGTTTTATCTCTACCATCAGAAAGTCCAGTGATTGTTTGAACATTACATCTTAAAGATGTATGATTATGGTTACCTAAGTTTATAGTATTGCTGGTGGTTGCTGTTGGTCCAACACAGTTTGTTCCAACAAAAATATTATTTGATCCAGTGGAGTTACCCAATGAACTTGTTCCACCAACAGAAACATATCCAGCAGAAACACCAATAGCAACGTTATCATTTCCAGATGTATTTGTGTACAGTGCATAATGACCTACAGCAGTGTTTCTTGTACCTGTACTTTGACTTAATGCATATGCGCCAAAAGCAGATAAAGCATATCCATCTTGATTTAAGAGAAGTGCGGATCTTCCAAATGCACAGTTTTCGCTAGTTCTTGTTCTATACATTGCTGCAGAACCAACTGCACAGTTGCCAGCAAACTGACTGTGTTCTTGAGTTCCTCCAGGACTACCAGTTGTTGATCCAGCAGCAACCATACAAGCATCACCGATTGCTACGTTGTCAACTCCTCTTCTTGAAGTGTAAAGAGCAACCCTTCCTAATACAATATTACCAGCACCTACAGTTAGGTTATATCCTGCTTCATATCCAATAACAGTGTTTCCAAACATGGGCCCGAAAACAGCAGTAGATACTCCAGAAGGAGGACCATATACTGGATATGTAACTTCACCATAACTTGCTGGATATCCTGTAATGGCTAATCCAGTAAAGTTTCTAAGAACATTATGACCGATTGCTACCGAGGGAACACCAGCGGTAGTTGTTGTGATGCCAACAAAATTTGAATAAGTATCTCCAGTTGCAAGACGAATATTCATTGCAACGTCTGCAGCTCCAAGAGTGGAGAATCCTACAGTACCATTTGGACCATTTCCAATCAAAATACCATTAACATCAATATCTCTCTGAGTAACTATTGTAGTTGCTGTTCCAGTGATTGTAGTTCCACCAGAAAATACAATTGTTCCTACACCAACTGTAGTTGCACCAGTGATACCAGTACCAACCAAACTTAAATTATCACCTGCTGCGATCTCTTGGACCACACTAGATGCTACAACTAAAGGATAACGATCCGCCATTTTTCCTGTGTCTTTGTTTCTAGTTATTTATAACAGTATTAAGTTTTTGGATATTGTGATTTTACGCTGGTAATTCCAACATACCAAGAACCTGTAGTTGCTGATGTGCCCAAAAGTCCATTTTTCATATCATGATATAGTTGATCAAACTGATCTTTTAGTTCTGGATACTCATTAGCTCGTTTTCTTTGATATTCTTTATTTTCATACTCTATAATAAGTTTTTCATACTCTTCTTCAATTTCATCATTTGTTACTGGAGGAGTTTCATAGTTAATCCATTTTATTTCACCTAGAGTTTCAGAAGTTTCTCCAGACACAACAACTTGTGCATCTGGCACTAATGCGATGACTGCATCTATCGTAGTTGGTTTTCTCATTTATCCTGATATCTCCATTAAAGTTATTGTTGATTCATTTATACTTGCATGTTGGGCTTCAATGTAATATGCGCTGTTAATAGTTGCAATTTGTGTTTTATAAGTCAATGATGATGTTGATGCTGGAGTATCCAAATAAGAAAATGTTATAGTATTATGATTAAATTGTTGATACATGTCTACTCTCTCCCATTCCCATAAAGTAGTTGCATCTCTTAGTAATCTCAAGAATCCATAAACATTTGTCCCAGCAGATATTGCAGAAATAGCCTGAGAAACAAACACAAGTATTTTACTACTCGTTGAATGTGGTGTTATTGTTATTGAAGGTCCTGCATCAACATAAGAAGTAGAGTTTGTAGAAGTACCAGTATAATAAGTTATGTGCTTAACTTGAATAATACTATCACTTTGTTTTAATATATATCTACCTGAATCATTAACAATTGCTGAAGATATTCCTACTACTCCACCACTAGCAGTATCTCTAACAACCATTCTACGAATCTGAGATGTATATAAACCAATACCATCTTGTCCATATATCCCAAGACCGTCATTATTTCCACCATTAAAATCTGTGGCAGCAAATCCAACTCCACCACCATTATACGGTTTATATCCGTCTCTTAAAGAAATATAACTACCACCTGGATTATAAAATCCATCTAAGGTAAGATGCCCATATACTGTTGCAAATCCAGTAATGTTTGCATTACCACCAACGTTTAACTGTACAGTAAGTGTACTAGTGGCAATGCCTACTTTATTATTTCTTGAGTCAACAACAAATGCAGGATTTTGATCATTTGCCATTCCAACTTTAAACAATGACTCATTTAAGTTTGATGATAGAGCAAAGAAAGATGCATCAAAACTATTTCTATCTACATATGCAAAAGTTCTAGGAAAAGGATTACCATTAGCAATCTGAAACTGGTAAGTATTATTAATGGCGGGCCCATTATACCCATTACCAATCACAAATCCTGCAGAAAAATTATCTGATGTTCCATCTCCTGCAATATTTGTAAAAAATATAGACGCACTATTGGCAGTTTTAGTATTTGTATCTAGACGGAGTGTGTGTTGATTTATAACTCCATCTGCAAAAATATTAAGTTTTGCAGGAAACGATCCAGGAACTGCACTTGTGTTGATACCCAATCTGCCATTATTATCTAATAATAAAACATTTGAAACTAAAGCAGAACCATCAGTATTTGTTGTTCTATAAACAAGACTATTTGGACCATAATCAATGAAGGCGTTTTGTGTTCCATTTGATATTAAATCTAATTCTGCAGAAGTATTTCCACTACCTCCAGATTGAACTCTTAAAACAGTATTGTTTCCCTCACCAAAAATATAAGCTCCTCTTGCAGCAGGATTTGAACTAAACAGCGTAGTTCCAATACCAACTTTAGCAGAACTAATGTAAGCACTGCCAATAACCTGAAGTGGTTGATCTGGTGTTCTAGAAGTTGAACCAGAACCAACCACAAGTAAAGACTGTGCCGTAGTAACTCCAGTAAGATTAACCGCAGAGATCTCTACTGGAGATTCAATTTGACTTCCCGAAAGTTTTGTCAGAGCCATTTATAGTCTTACACTAAGCAGTAAGACTATTTATTCTCTTGATTTTGGTTTATTGCACTCGTTACAGTAGTATGAGAAACCAGACTTAAAATACTTTACTGACTGAAAGTGATTTAGGTCTAATGGTTTTTCTTCATCACATTTATTGCACTTCCTTTTTATATTGTTTACGGACTCGTTTAAGTTCCTTGAGTTCAAGTTTAATATTTTTGTAAGCAGTTTCTGCATCTATTCTTCCTCCCATTTCCATTGCACAAATAACATCAACACGAGTTCCAAAATGAGAAAGTGCTTTCTCAAAGGTATCTAAATCTTCGTACATGATTATTTCTTACCATAAACTTCAATGAACTTACGGAGTTCAGGAGTTTCTTCCCATTCCCAAACTTCAGTATGACCCTTTGCGTCTTTTTTAGTAAACTGTTTCTTAGGTACAGTAGTCATTCTTGAGACCTCCATTCTTTTCTCATTATAACATACTTTGGGTGTTTTGCAGCAATATCCCTTACATGCTTGAATACTCGTGCTGCTTGTGCTTTTTCATTAATAAGTGCATCAGGTTCTTGTGGTAATACTGCGACACCTCCACGATCACCAGTGTGATAATAAGGAGGATTAGTAACGTATTTTCTACCAGTTTTGTGGTTTGCATAGCGACGAGCACGCGTGAATCCCATCTCAAGGAACTTGCGGCACATATCAGCACCGATAAAGTCACCAGCATTCAAATATTCTTCAAATATCGAATAAATCTTCCATGATGATTTCTTGGCAATGTCTACGTTTTTAAATCGCCAATGCTTTCCAATAATGTCTGTATAAGGGCGTACAATAAGAACACCCTGTTCCCCTCTGCCAATACGATACTTTCTTCGATTGTTGGGTTCTGTAAAATTCAAAACCTTGTAATCAAGTTCATAATCAAACTCTTTCATCGCCCAGTGACATCATCAAAGTCCATAAGTCTACCATACTTAAAGTGAACACGACATCGAGGCCATGATTCCCAGGTTCCTCCCCATATAGATGGATAAATCTCAACGTATTTGGTAATCAGTTTTGGAGTGACTTTGCCATGATTGCCGTTTGGAATCCATCTAAAGTTTAAAAAAGAACGTCCGACTCCATGCTCATATCCCTCATCACCCTCTTTAAGTTCTACAAAATCTGCAGTCTGTGAGATATCAATCTCATACAAATACCCATGAGGATCGATCCAATAATGAGTCATTGTTCCACCAATGCCATCCTCAATATCTTTTGTATGACACTCCACATTCGTAAAGTGTTCACCCAAATCATATGAACTTCTTAGATAGTCAAACATCCCCATGGGTTAATCCTCCTTTAACCTATAACACGATAACAAACAGTAGCATTTCCTTTTCTCACAGAAGCAATGTGAGCAAAAGCAGCATAAGAAAGATCCAGATCAGCATGTGAGTATGGACCACGATCATTAATCCTCACGATTACTTGTTTCATATTGTCTTGATTTGTCACCCGTATGCGTGTACCCAAAGGTAGATGAGGATGAGCTGCAGTCCAACGATAAGCATCAAACCGCTCACCATTTGCCGTAACTTGTCCATGAAAACCATCACCAACTCCGTAGTATGTAGCAATCCCACACATCAAAGCAGCAATAATCATAATCAGTCCCAACTAATGTTTTGTACAAGGAATCCAGGCATCACATAGGTCCAGGCACCAAGTTCTTGATTACCACCGACCTTATATTCCCACTTATACTCAAACTTGTTGTGAGAATCCCAAGTCACATATCCCTTTTCTTTATCGAATCGACCTTTGATTGTCAATCCATGTTTATTAGAAAAGATATTACGAGTGCGAAGTGCGCCGCCAGTTTCACGAGTTTCAATCACCACACAGGTATCAGGGTACGTTTGAACACTTGCCTCTAGAAGACAAGGAGTTTCATATCGAAATGGACGATAAGTTTTTTTCTCAGCAACTTTTTCCGTTTGAGCAAAAGCAGGTGTGCTCAAAAGGAATACAACCAGGAGGAAAAGTTTTTTCATGATCTCTTTTCAATAAATCGTGATAGTGTTTTACCAGTTTGTTGTCATAATCAGCACATCTTGGATAGAAGACTCCTTCGATGTAACAAGATTTTTCTGGTTCATAGTATTTTGTGACAGGAGGTGGAGATTCAAAATTACATATGATTGCATTTCCCTTACCAAGAATACCATCTACACAAGCAGATAGTAGCAATGGACCAAGAAAAGATAAAGTACCCATCAACACTCATCCTGTTTTAGTGTTGAAGTAACTTTACGAAGTGTATAGGTTCCGTTATTGTTATCAATCCATTCTACCAGATCACCCTCTTTAAGATTTGCTGCTTCCAACAGATCGTCAGGGAACTGAACATAATAATCATCAATGCCTTCTTCAATCTTTTGTTGTACAGGAAGTTGCCACTTAACAACTCTATCAGTCTTGGTAGGTTCTTTAATCCAAAAACCATCAGCAGTCATTGTGTATCCCTTAGCAATCATGCCATTATAAGTGATGTCAAGTTTTGCTCGCTTGTCATAATACTCTGCCTCTCGCAGATTATACTCACGATAACGTTCTTTCTCATCTTGCTCTGCTTTATTACACATCTCATTTAATTCTTCTTCGGTATACTGAGAAGAATATTTTTTGTCTTGAATCGTTGCTTCTTCCCAAAAACTATTCCAAGAGTTTTTACATTCATCTGAAGGATCATCTTTATCACAAGTCAAAGGAAGTTGTGTGTTGATCATATGCCCATTCAGAAGTTGAATAAGTTCATATGCGCGATCAGACCGTACTTTAAAATCATTGTACTCTTCCTCTACTGCTTTTTTGATCACATCATAGATTTCTTTTGGAGAGTTATTGGTGCATGTAATAGCATCATGCACCCAGTTTTCCAGTTGTTTCAAAGAGTAATCATCATAAAAGTCCATCATTCATCTCCGCTTTGTAGTCCGAACTCTTGGTGGTATCTTGTTTTAAGATATAGAAGTATTTCGTCTCTCCATCCCATCAGTTCATTAAAACACTTCTGATCATGAGAATCTTGACGAAGATCATGATCTGGTTTTAAAACGCTCTCATAGAAGAGACCCCATGCATCTTTGCGTTTTTGTTGAGTGAGATCTTCCAAAGGAATTCCTCCAGGTTGTAGGATTATAGCACAGTTCTATTTACCTTTCAATCTTCCAGTGCTCATTTCCTTGCTTTTGAATCCAGAAGCAGTATTGACGATTCAAAGAAACAAGAAAGAACTTATCAGCAGTTTCCTGTTCCACTTCACAAGAGTGAAACGAGTTCATAATGTTGATGAATCGATTCTTTGCTTTACTTGACAATGGAGTGACAGAGACAAACTTTTTCTTGACGCACATGGCAGTTGAAGTTTTCATGAATACTATAGAGGTAAAAGGAATCGATCAGACAAACACTGTGCCAGTTTCTGGGCTGGCACGATGTGCTTTGATAAACTTGTGTGCTGAATCTACGGTGCGACAAACTTTAATCTGCTGTCCGTTAAAAATAATCATGAGTTGATTGCCAAAAGGTACTGCAGCGTACCCATCTTTCGTAATAAAGCCTTCTTTCATAAAAATCGTGATCGGGACTGCTGGATAGGTAGTAGAGGGCACATCAGAGGAAAATGCAGAAAAAAAGGGTTTTGACCCCAGTGCTGGACTGGGATCTCAGTGAGACTCAACGCTTGACCACGCTGATGGCAGGTTCGCCCTGCTCAAAGATAGTGTCAACAACTGCCTGAACACGCTTAGCAGTGGTGATACCAACATTGCTGAACACAGGAATGCAAACAAGACCGAAAGACTTGCTGTACTGATTCAGATTGCCAGGTTGGATTGAACCATCACGAAGACCTTTTGCGTCGTCATGATGCAACCTGATCACACGACCGATGGTTTGAGAAATACCAATGTAGTCCATCGAACGCATAAAGATCACTGCTTCAAGACCAGACACGTTGATGCCTTCGCTCAGAATACTGTGGTGCAGAACAACAAACTTCTTGTCATTGTCCTTGCCCCATGCACTCAGAGTGTCAAAGAACACCTCACGATTGACCTTGCGACCATCAATCACACCACCAGTCTTAGCACTGATGTACATGTAAGAGTAACCACGCTCAGTCAGTTGAGCACAAAAGTCAGACTCAGATACCAGATTGATGATCTGCTTGACTGCCTTGGCACAGATCAGAATCTTACCAACACCATGCTCATCAATGGTTTCGATCAGATTCTCAGCATCAACCTCAGCAACTTGCATACCCTTAGGAACCATAGGCAGCTGCTTCACGGCAACCTTAGGGGGAACAATAAAACCACCCTTAACCAGTTCAGGAGCAGGAACTTTGCAGATCACTTGACCATAGACTGCAGAATCATTCATGCCAGGTTTGGAGATAGCGACAGAATGCTTAGGAGTTGCAGTAAAGAAATAGCAACGCTTAGCAGTCGCAGAGAAGTGCTCAGTAGCAGGGAAGAAATGACGCTGAACACTGTTATGTGCTTCATCGAAGTAGATCGTGTCTACATCAACTTCTGCCTGTTGCAGACGCTGCAGAGAGTGATAAGTGGTGAAGATCAGTTTGTGACCAGCAGTGTTCTTGACCCAAGCATGAATCTCACCAGGTTTGGTAGAAGATTCGTGATGAGTTTCGCCACTGTGAACGTGGAAAACCTTAGCGTTTGTGATAAACTCAAGAAACTCAGAAGACAGTTGCTCTGCAAGCAGAATGCGAGGAGCAACTACAACCACAGTCTGATCGATCTCAGATTGAAAGTTACGAATCGAATCAAAGATCATCTTCAGAGTCTTACCACCACCAGTAGGTACAATAATCTGACCCTTGCTGTATTTCTGCATTGCAGCAACAGCACGTTCTTGGTGGGGGCGGAGTTGAATCACAGATCTCTCTCAGTTCTTATGTAATATACCAAAAAAACAGGGTCTTGTGGGGCCCCGTGTGCCAGTTTCTAGATTGTCCTCTTAGAGTCTTAAAGCTTTCTTATCAACCCTAACAAAGGTATTATAGAGAGATCTAAGGGGTATTGTCAAGAGGGTATTATGGAGATATAATAAAAGACCCTTCAGTTTCCT